TCACTCCCCATACAAGACTTTGAGAATGTTGCTCAGTGTGCCTGGCCTGTAATCCTTTTCTTTTGGTTTAGGTATTGTCACTGTCCGTCCGTCTGGATGTTTCCAAACCTCGTGAGACCCTTTGCCAAAGTTTGTTTTACTGAAACCTTGCTTCTTAGCAATCTTCTTAAGCTCTCGCTCTGTCATTGGCTTATCTCCTTTCCTTATCTTTAATTATATTATACACTTGTTTTTAACGCTTGTCAACAAAAAACACTTGTTTTTAACAAATATTTTTCCATCATAACAGACATTTTTGGAAATGTCCGTCACAATAGAAAATAGCCCCCAGCATTGCTGAGGGCTTTGTTTGTGTATTAGACTGGTTTCTTTTCTAGCTTATAGACTACACCATTGATCGTAACTTCAATACCGTCAATATCAACAGAGATTTTATCAGGGTCAACCGAATGGACATTATTTGATGTGGCATCAAACCGTGTCAGACTGCCATTTTCGGACTCAATTGCTTTCAGACGACTTGATGCTCCGACAATATAGCTGTCAAATCCGCTAGCAGCATAATCATAGGCTGCACCACCAACTTTGAACATCCCCTTGACAGCATCGCTAAAGGTCTTAGCACCGCTAACCTTATAAGAGCCACCAGCTCTTAGCAGGTAGAACCAATCTGTCAGAAAATCGTCAACGGTGGCATAGTGCATATAGTGACCACCTTCATTTGATGGACGGTCAGAACCTTGTGTGACTATAACTCCGCTTGGACGGTTGCCTTGACCTGTCCAGGTCATGCCACCCCAGTTGTTGTCTGCCTTGCCTACGGCTGAATTTCCCCAAAGGCCTTCGTAATGTAGAATGGTCAGAGCATAGCTTGGAAGGATGTCATGCTTTTTACAGTTAGCAAGAATCTTGTTCAGCACATCTTTCTTCAGGACGACACCATTGAACGACAAATCACCATCCTCTTTGAATTGCACCGTCTGTGGTTCATTTTTGACCGTCTCAGACGGTTTTTCTTTAGCTTTGAGCAATTTATTGACTATGGCTTGAACAGGCTCATAGCGTGGTCCTAGTGACCGTTTTCGGTCCTCTCCAGCCCCATGCTTACCTGCTAAGACCTCCCTAGCAAGCTCCTCATCAGTCTTCTCACTTGCCGTAGCTTTGCCATTAATAACTGCCATGACAGGTTCATATTGATTGCCCAAACTTGCTTTGCGGGCATCTCCATTACCATGTACCCCAGCCAAAGTTTCCTTGACAAGCTGATCCAGTGATTTGTTGCTGATGCTGGGCTGATTTGCTGGGCGATATAGATAGTAATACATACCACGATGCACTTGATTATAATTATCAATGGTAATTCCGTTACGTGCATAGTTACAATGTATCACATTCGCATTATCCACAAAGATAACGACGTGACCGCCTGCTCCGCTCGAATAGCCACGTTTACCCAAAATACAAACGTCATGTCTTTGAGCGTTAAATGGTTTATTTTCGGCAACCAAAACATATCCGTTACGTATCAACCAGTCATGCATATACTCAGTGTTAACCGCCCAACCTGCAGAAATTGCACCACCCGCCATTAGCGCATAATATACAGCACTAGAGCAGTCATAACTATTCGGACCGTTACGATAGTCCATTGAGTAAGAGACCTTGCCGACACGGTCGCTCATCCAACGAATGGATGTTTCAAGATTGATTGTCATCTAATACCTCCAAAATTGGTACAAGTAGAAATGCAATTGGCGCCAAAATAATCAGCGCCAACACACAAAATGTTGTCTTTAATATCCTCATCGTTTGTCTGCCTTTGGCTCGTAATAGTCAAGAGCCTGCTTGCTATCTGATACTCCCGCAGTCGTCGGGTCATTGATGATACCGACAACAGTCAAGATAGACATAATCGTCGCAAAGGTTGATTCCCAATTCTCAGGGACCCAATTAAAGCCCAGTTGTTGAGACAAAAGTACCAATAACGGTACTAGTGTCCACCAAAATGTTTTATTGCGTAAACGTACGCCCCAGTTAATTTTCATAAATGTTACCCCTCTTTCATAATGACGCGTTTTAGCTCTCGAATATCTTCTCCCATGCTTTTGACCTGCTCCGCAAGGACCAAGATTGCCTTGTTTTGCTCATCGTGACTATCTAGTCGACGATTAGCGCTTTCCTTGAATTCTTTGAGATTTTCAATATCCTTCTCTAATACTGTAATACGATTCTCTTGCTTTGTAATCTTGGCTGAAAAATTGGTCCACAATCCAACGACTGTAGACACAAATCCAACCAACGCATATACATGTTCTGGTTTGATATGCATAGGCTATCCCTCGCTAATCAGTTCAGCCAAGATTTCCTCATCTTCAACCATCTTTGTGAGATAAGCCTTAATTTTATTTTTGATAGTGTCTGAAAAAGGCAAATCTTTATATTTAATATTTCCTTCAAAAATTTCAATTGCGTAAAGTTTAATCATCATATCCATTCTCCAATCTTTATTTTTAAATAACTTCCAAGGTCTCTTCGACAACTTCATCATCAAATAGACCAGTTTGCAATAAATCTTCATCCGTAAGCAACCCCTTCCCATACAATGTCATAACGATCTGCAAGAATGCAGCACGGGATGACGCAGACATCGTGACCTGCTCTTTAACCTTTTCAAGATTCTTTGTAGCTTCTTCGGCAATATCATCAACCTTGGCAAGACGCTTGCCAATTTCATTGAATTTCTCATCTTCTGCTCTGTTCGGGAAATTGTCCTGATAGATTTTCTCGAGTGCTAACTCAAATAGTTCTGCATCCGCCTTATCAATAGCTTCTTTATCGAAATAGATGGGATACATAGCTCCCTCATCATTGATAAGTAATACTCTAGTTTTCGGATGTTCCCCTTGCGTATATTCCAGTGATTTGTTTCCAAATTTTAACCTCATAACTATTCCTTTCTATGCTGGATATGGGTCATTAGTGATGTATGTAATCGTGCCAGTCATTACATGTCCACCGACCGTATTGCTCGTCATCCTAATGGTTCCGTCTGGTGCGAAATGCAAGATATTTGGACTTTTGGTGAACTGAGATACATTTGTATTTACGGTCATATGGACATCGACAACAGGTCTATATCCAGCTGGTATCTTTTCCTGCATAACTGCATGTTCGAAAGAATCCACGGAATATATATTCCGAATTAGACTGATTGTTACTACATCCCCTTTCCGAACAAGATTGGCTTTCATGCTATACGGAAATCCCATCGTCAATGTCTTTAATGGTTTTTCTTGTAATAGTGGGTGGTCGGCTAACACCTGTTCTTTCCACTGTCCCCAAGTACCATCTTCGCATAGACGTACATATGTTTGCTGAGTATGTGTTCGACATGTCGCTCGCTGCATAACATATGTACTAACATTACTTGCGTGTCTGATGACTTCTAAATAGTAGTAAGTACGTCCAGAAACAGGTATATTCATAGAGGTGTTTACAATATAAAAACCAGGTTCAGTAATGCGGTTCAAATCCTCGTTATATCTTGATATAGATGCACCGTTTAGACTTGTTAGCGCATAGTTCTGGATTGGCTTACCATTCAAGTAATATCCACCAGTTGACTCTATAGACCCCTTGGGGAGGTTAGTATCTACGATTTTACCGACCGCAAAGCGGTTGCCCTTCTCATAGCTGAATACTACCGCTTCGGTCGAAACTTTGATTTTAAACTCCGAACGAGTGAACTTGTCTTCAAGTATTCCTATGACATCCCACGACTTATCAGAAGAATAAGTACCTGATAGATTGGCCAGTGAATTTGTTAGGCTCGCCAAAGTCGTAAAAGTACCAGATGCCGGACCGTTGTCTGTCGTGTAATTATAGCTATCTGCTGGAGCTACACGAAAAGTTAAAGTCATTATGTTTCGCTGACTGCCACCTACCGTCAGCGGAGCTATACGAGCGTTTCTGAGAATAGAGAATGTGCTTGAGGTTGCCCCTGAACGTTCCACACTAAAGTTTAAAGCTGGTGCAAAATATTCCAATACTGTCACAGTTCGCTCTATCGTGTTACTTGTCCGCCCACGACTGTCTGTTACCCTTGCTCGTATAGTAACCTGACCATGATAGTTCATAATTCCTAAGCTACCACCATTTTGACTAGTAGACTGGTTCTTGCCGACTATCTCTGCATGATAACTTGTGATTGTCGAGCCGTATGCCCCTGTTGCTTGTCCGAAATGTACAGCGATATTCGAAACGATTTGTACAAACTGTTGTTCTCCTGGAATCAGCGTCCTAGCTGCAGTATTTCCGTCTACCAACGTGAAACCAGTCAAACTGGGCTTGATACTATCTGGAACGCTTGCTGTAAAGGCAGTTGACTGCGTACCTGTTTTCGTCGAACCTGAGTAGGTATCAACGTAGATAGTACCAGTCCCACTTGTCGAATCTGGGATGTCGTTAGCAAAATCAAGGGGAATAGTCCAAGTTGTAGACGTATCTACATTGGTTGCGATTGTTCCTTGTTTATTGCCCCAAGCATATCTAACAGTATGCTTAAAACTAGAGCTTTGACGGTTGATATTGATAGTAAGTGCATTACCAATAGTTCCTATGCCTACCGATACCGAACTAGAGCGTGGGATAGTTGCCAAACCGATATTCCCCGACACAGTGATAACACCATGCAAACCGTTATTGGGGTTAAACGTTGCCGAAAACGGAAAACTCTTTGTACCGTCAGCATTGTGTCCAACAGTTGTCGAACCACTAGCCATCAGAAATTCTTCGCCAGATGTTCTCCATCGAGGATTCGAGGTGTGTACTCTGCCACCGTTAATGTCTAAGCTAAGTGTACTATCTCCCTGCTCATTGCGTGTCAAGTAAGCACCTGTACGACTTACAGTTATTCGCCAATTGACAACAGTTGTGTTAGCAGCTATATTTTGTGCGCCTGGCTCAATATACACATTTAAGTACAGAGACCCACTTGCATTACTAAATTTTGCCATTATCTACCCCTTTCTACCCAACATACCGTATGACATTCATGTCAGCATTGAGATGATATTGTTCTGTTCTAAACTTTCCAATCTGTACTGATGCAGTAAAGATACCGTTATCAATGTGGATGACACCTTGGCTAATGTACATTACTTCCTTCCCTGCCGAAAACATAGAAATTCTATCGCTTGACACTTTAATGGTTGAGCTTGCATCATTCTTACCGATAATCAAACCCTCGTTAGAGCTTGACATGTAAGTATCAATAAATGTTTTCAGCTCTTTAAAGCCGCCAAACTGCGTAACCAGCAACTCAATCCGTCTGCCTGCCTCTGCCAAATCCGCTTCTGCTTTTGCTCGGCTATCAGCATTTGATTTTACAAATGATTGATAAGCTTTCTCGAGGTCACTAAGCGCATCCATAGATGCCTTTGCTTTAAGCTCTGCATCAAGTATCTGCGCCCGCTCGTTAAGAGCGTTAAGCTGTTCTTGAGTTAGGACTTGGTCAGCTTTGGTGTCGAGTTGGTTTTGGAGGTCTTCTGGAGAAGCTTGCCAGCCTAAATCAATATTTCCACGTCTGAGTGAAACTTTTTCAAATTCCACTTCCCCAGTAAAATCCCTTGCATATATATGAAACTCAATACGGTCTATCTGGCTACGTGGCACATTTACTTTGAAAGTAGTGGTAAACTGTACAATTCCCTTATTGTTGACTGCTTCCAAGCGGGAGGGTGTCAAATATGTTGCGCCAAACCATGTTTTTGCGCTGTCGTTCTTTATACCACTTATATAAAGTGCAAGATATGGATTTATACTACCAGCCGCATAATTAGAGACCTTAACTGAGATTGATGCTATGTATACCTGACTAACATCGTCATTAGCTGTCTGAGACTTGATACTTTGGTAAATATATTTAGTTTTATTAAATTCTCCTGTAATTCTCGCTTTACCGCCAACTATAGTTACCCCAGTTCCTTGCCATTGGTTCAAGTTTTGATTAAAAGAGCTATTGAGTAAAAGGTTGTCTTCTAGTTTCAATCTCGCCCATCTATCAGCCCAGCGATACTTAGTCTTATCCGTACTATCGGCTTGCGTATAATCTGAATAGTGACCAATATACTGCTGACCATTATCAGACGTGGTCAGACCTGTACCGTCAGCATTGTCTGAGTAAGCCCAATGGACTACAGCAGTTTGACCATCATTAACATTAGTCAGTGTCAGTTGGTTGGATGCTATCAATCGTGCCATCTGAGACCTCCTCTAGCCCAATGATGTAGGTCATGTACCCATATGTATCCCAAATCTTTTCAATTGCTTTTGACTTGCTTTCTGCTTCGATAAGCACAACTTCAAGTTGTCCACCAAGTTCAATTTCTGCACGAATCATACGCCACCCCCTTACTCGAATACTTCACAAAAATACGTTGCCTTATCTGCAATCTCGCTTGCTGACACAGATATTGTTTTCCCTGTCTTGTACTGATTACCTGTACCGCCAAAATTAGCATCTAGTACACCGTTCTTATCACGCTTAGACCATTTGTAGGTGTATCCAGTCCCTGCTGTGTCTAACTCCTTGCCTTTGCGATATAACCGTGCTTTTAACGACGTACTACCAGATGAGTTTTTAAACGTGTTTCCAGCAGTAGATTCAACCACCACAACAATCGGGTCTGAAAAGTCTAAAATCGTTGCAACACCCGTTGCTTTTTGACCGCTCGTCCCCCCGACTTTATCGATACACACAACTTTGTAAGTCTGCGAATTGAGAACGGCGCTTGCAAGTACTGTCAACACGCCCTGCGCTGTTGTATTAACTGTCGGCTCGACATTTGGTGTCTGACCAGTTGTCGTAGAGTTACACAAACGCCACCCAATACCGCCATCAGCGTCATAACCAGTTGAGCTAGTGGATGATACTGAACTGTCCGCATAAAAGAATTTAATCTGCTTGCTACCGCTTGACAGGGTATTACCCTTGTACAAATCAGCGTTGATAGTCAAGTTAGCTGGTTGGTTGTTGTAAAACGTATTGCCTTTGCCTGTGTAGACATTTAAAACCAATGATTGCTTGCCCAGCTGTACTGCTAACAAGTCAATACTTGCCCTAAAATCAACCTTTAACCCAGTGATAGGGTCTGTCCACGTACCTACCGCCTCGTAACGCTTAGCGCTCTTATCTGATGGTACATTTACTTTCGTGGTCAATTTTTCGTTTTTGCTACCAGACAGGTACTGGTTATCAGTAGTTGTTACACTTGTGATTTGCGTCTTAGTAGTGCCGTTATACTCGTACCAACTAACATTGCTAGCTTGGCTGATGATAGATGCTGTCTGGCCAGCCTTAGTAAGATTGAGTGTCAGTACTTGCGGTGAGCTAGCATATGATGGATTGTAGCTGTTTGCTGTCTGGTCAAACACCTGCGTTGTTGTCTGCGTCGCCGTGATAAAAGCGCTCAGTACGGGCGCATCTGACAAGTCTGTGATGGTAATTTGACCGCTTGAAATAATTCCCATATATCGTAATTCCTTCCTTAAATTGGTTCAACGGCGCACTCAAACTGAGCACGTCTAAATACGTCTTGTTGCGTGATAGTTATAGATTTGGACGAATACGTGTGTGCTTGATTCCAAGCAGTATCTGCGACGCCATCTGCGTCCGTCTTAGTCCAAATGTAGCTAAATTGACTGCCATCTGTATCAATCTCTTTTCCACCTCGCCACAACGTGGCAGTAAGTACCGTGTTGATGAGATTGTTTTTAAACAAGTTGCCGTTGCTGGTCTTGATGGTCATGAGGATGGGCTCAGCTAAGTTTGTTAGAGTCACCTCTGTGCTGGCCACCAACACGTTATCCACGTAGGCAGATACTACTAAGTTGGACGTTTCCTTGACGTCATAACCACTAACCCTAAAATTCACCCCTGTTGTCGTCACGTCCCCTAGTGTCCAACTCCAAACAACACTTGATACAGACGGCTGACCACCCTTGTAAAGCCTTGGAGTAATTACGGTCTCGCCTTCTTGATTCTTAAAAACAACCCCGTTATTCGTAGCCAGTTTGATAAGGTAGGGTTTAGAGGCTTCAAATAGCTCTTGCCAACGCTCCTGAATACCGCTCGACAACTTGTTTTTTAGCGCTCTGACGTTGTCAAATACAGTCTTATTAGTACTTGGCTTGGTGAAACTGATAGTTTGTTCTGAGACGCGCACCTCTAGCAACAAGGCGGGATAAAAATCTCCGTTGTAGACCTTGGCGGTATCTCCTATCTCCAAATCAACGTACCCATCAATTTCATAAGTAACTGACGGATAAGCTGAACGCATTAACTCTTTGTAAGCCTGCGTCCTAAGCATTTCCTTGCTTTTGGTATCCACAGTAATATCTTTGCGAGTATATTTATCACGATTACCAGTAGAATCTGTCCATGCAGACGGATATTTCTGCATAGAAATAGGAGCGTAGAGCATTTCTCCTTGTTGGAAAAACTCCACCACTCCATTTTCGTTTTTAACTTCCCAAGGTCCTAAGCCTGCGATGGTTATTTCTTGACCATTTTCGCCTTGTGCGGTCGGTCTGACTGCATTGACAATTAAATCCGTTTTATCAATTTTACGCTTAATAGAACGAATGTTTTTCCCTTTTTTCAAGATAATATCAGACCGAACTTTTCCGACACCTTGATGTTTATCATCGTGTTCTCGATAGACGTTCAAGATAAAATCCTTGATAGTCCCGTTAGCGTTCAGTTTAACCTCAAAATCAACTTCTGCATCAAACTTATTAGCCAGCGATAGAATGCGGTTCAACTTGGTATCTTGTCCTGTCCATTCAAGTGTACGCCTTTGATCAGAGATTTCATTGACGCCAATTCGTAAAGCTGCAAAATCCAACAAGCCCATAACGTTGCAATATTCTTCGAATGTACGCGGTTGATCGGATTTGAATGGATTGGTGTATTCGTTAGTCAACTCCAAGTTCAAATCTTTACATGTACAGGTAATAGTATGCTCAGTCTCTTCAATAGTCATGACATTAAAGAGATATGTCCGTCCTTTGTATACAAACGAAACGAACGACTGATCATTTAGCGCGTTTGCAGTTTGATAAGGAATAACATCCGTCTGGATAGTTTGTTTAAATACAGTAAATTCAAAAAGGCTACTTGCTTTACTTAGATAACGCGTCCACTTATCGTTGTAAAAATTCAAAGTCTCCTGTTTATTGTTATCAATAAAGGCAACTTTTTGTAAATTGTTATCATGAATCGTTAAAATCATCTATAAGTGCCTTTCTTCGATATTTACGGAGACGGTCGGAGTCTTTTGGATAAAGCTAGACAACAAAATCTCTAATTTAGACTTACCCGGCGGAATAACCAAATCCCATCCAGACCCATCTACAACCTGATGATTTGCGGGCAGTCCGTCGATTGTAACCAAGTCTTTTTCAACATCCAGCACTACAGTAGAACCAATCTGAAAACGATTAGGAACATCTACAGTTCCCGTCACAAAGTCCTTGCGATAGACTATACTGTCTAAATACATGTGATGGATATGTGGATGACTTCCTAAAGCGCCTAAAGCTACATGAATCTTAGCGGATTTTCGACCTTTTATTTCTGGAACATAGAATTGAGGATACGAACCCCACCAATGCACTTGTAACATATCATCACGCCTTAGAATATCCTCCCAACCTCTCTCTGCGTTGAACGGATTGTCGCTATCTAAATGTGTGCATTTAAACGGCCAACTCCTCAAAATCTTGTATCCGCTACGACCGTCTGAGACAAGCAGATTGAATTCCGAATCGATACCATTTCCGTGTTTAAATGTTTCGACGCCATACAAAAAACGATCTTCTGTATCAGAGACCGTTAACTTAATAAAGCCCTTTTGCATGGCGCTCCCTGCCCAGAAGATTTGCCTCCACCAAAGATACTCATTCAAAGCACCTCTATCACTACTACTGTCCAGCGGAATTTCCCAAGTAATAGAACCAGCATGATGCGGTCCAGAACCAGCACCTCGACTCCCCATAGCTAAGTGCGGTCGCCCAAATTCATTTTTTATATACAGTTGAGTGTCTAACGATTGTGATAAATCATTTAGAATAGCTGTGTTTTTTTGACCTTGCGCAAAGCCTTTGACAATACCGTTGTCAGAGACATAATCGAAAAGAATTTCCGAACGCTTATACGTCTCCGTGTCTGCTTCTTCTCGGTCTCCGATTTCTAGGGCATTGTTTTGGTTTATGATGCCGATATAGCCGTTTTCGGAATTGTGTTTTATCGTAATGATAGGAGGAGCAGGTACGTTTCCGTTGTTCACTAAATCAAAGACCAACTTCCCGTTTTCTTCTCTTGGATTGTCAAAACGTTTATAGGCTGTCGAATGAGCGACACCGTCAGGGATTAGGAATTCGATTTCTCCTTTTTGATACCAGCTACGAACATTATCTGGTTCAATCTCGCCAATAACTAATGCTAGATAATATTTATCAGGCTCATCAGAAAAAGTTAAGCGCGCTACCTCGTCAGTTCGAAATACACCGGCTAATTCGTGCTTAACACTTTCTAAATTTGTCCCTTTAAGAGTAAAACCGACTTTGATGGTTTTAGGACCTATTTTTATTTCATGTACGTTAACACCAATAGCTGGAGCGTCATTTGTTGAGACACTCCTGTTATTGCCGATAGAACGTTTAATATCAGTAATGCGCATGACTTGTGATAAATCATAGCCATTAAAAACAACTGATAAATTTGTCATTAAATCCTCCTTAACATCATATCGATTTTATCTGCTGGACTCTGATAGTGAGAGAGTTTTTCTCCTAGCCTGCCTACTAAAGTTCCATCATCGAGCACCATGTAAACAGGTCTTTGCAAAGCTTCTTCTGCAATCTCCAATGCACGATTAACTTGTTCTTTAGATTTATCAAACACATGTTCGATTTTTTCGGTAACAGTATGCTTACTGCTGCTTCTTACCGTCACTTGACTAGCTAGACTCTTATCCAATCCTAATGATACTTCTGGTGCAGTAATAGTAACCGATTGTTTCAATTTAGCCATTGTACGTTCAAGGACATCTTTATCTGCTTCGATACCAACTGCGATACCTTGAGGAATAAAGCGACCGACTTCGTCTCTCATGACACGGGATGGAGAGTGAATGTCTAAAGCACGCTTAATTGTAGAAGTTACTCGACTTGCAACAGAATTGGCGGCAGCGATAGCAACTCCAGCATTAGCTTGGATACCACCAGCCAAACCTTGCATTGCCATTGCTCCAATTTCCGAAAATCTACCGCTGATTCCTGAAAAAGGTTCTCTCAATTTAACTGCTAGATTCTTCACTTTACCAACTGGAGAATTAGTGCCGTTGGTGATACCATTCGCGAGACCTTCTGTGATATGTCCACCAAATTCGGTAAACACTCTTGAAGGCGAGTGAATACCTAGATTTTCCTTGAATCCTTGTTGTATTTTTGTCCCTACAGACTTCGTGGCTTCTACAGCTTTAGCAGAGCCATTTTCTATTCCTACTGCCGCACCGTTAGGGACTTCTTCGCCTAACGAAGCAAAATTGGCATTTGCTAGTTCTGCTTGCAAGCCACTTGTTATATTGGTTACTAGACCTTTTACCTTATCTGGTATCTCTACACCAGCAGAATCCATAACGCTTCCCATAGCGTTTTTAGCCGCTTCTGCGTTAGCTCTAAAGTTCTCTTGCAAGACCGACAACTCTTCATCCGTCGCATTAACAAAAACCTGAGTTTGCGCAGCACCTTCTGGACCCATTTGACGTAACTGCTCTAAGACTCCCTGGTCAACACCACGTTCTGCCAAAATAGCAAGGTTAGAGGACCACTGTTCAATAGCGGCACGGTTCGTCTCCAAATTAGCATTGATTTGTTCAATCGATATAGCCGATTTTTGCTCGATTGCGTCAAACATGCCTGTTGTCGTTTCAAGTAGCTCGCCATACTTAGAACGCATATTGTCAATAGCTGTTTTTTGTGCTTCTGACATATTCTCGTAAGCAATGACTTGTCGATTTGTACCATTTTCGGCTGCTGCAGCCATCGCTTCGGCTGCTGCTTGTTGGACTGCAGAAGTTTGTTCGTACTCAGTCTGTAAAGCAGCCTGAGTCGCTTGTAGTTCAAGTTCCTGTTCGTTCAGCTTTTTCAACTCTTCTCGTCGCTTAGCATCTGAAACATCAGAAGCGTTGTTCCACTCCGTGCGCAACTTGGCAATCTCGGCTAATTGTGCTCCAATATCAGCACGTTGTTGCTCAATATCCAGCAAGTTTTTTTGACTGGCTTCCCATGTGCTCTCAGCTTCCATTGCAGATATACGAGCATTAATCTGTTCAGCATTGTGCGACAACGAGTCGGTATTCTTGTCATAGGCCAAGTTCAAACCTTCTACAGAATCATTAAGTGTTTGAATTTTCTTCTGCAAATTCTTCTTATCGGCGGCAGACTTATTCTCTTTTTGTGAAAGAGCGACAATTTCCGCAGAAAGTTTTTTATACGATTCACGGTTAGCTTCCACGTCTTGTAAGCTATCTTTTCGCGCTGCCGCACTATCTTTAACAGATTTCTTTAGATTGTCTGTGCTTTCTGCCAATTCCTCTTGCACTTTGGACAGACGCTTAGACTCTTCAGATTCCCTTGTCAGCCATTGCCATAACGCAACACCAGCTCCGACTAACAATCCGATACCTGCGATTACCCAGCCTATAGGGCCTGTTAAAGCGGTAAGAGCGGCTTTAAGAGCCGTTACTGCTGCGGTGCTTGCGATGGTTGCGGCAGTTGATAGACTAATGGTTCCTGTCAAAACACCGTACAGAACATTAGAAACGGATAGTACTCCGTTATTAGCCATATTTATTACCATTTGAGCTTTTGTAACAGAACCACATACGGCTTGTGCTTGAGTCATTAAGTTAATAACTGCTACAGCGGATTTTGCCGAAGCAGTAAAACCGGTCCACATAGTCGTAAAACGCCCCCACATATCAACTACTGTATTAGCCGCTCTCATCGCCAAAATAGCTGAGCCTAAAGTTATTAATACAGGGGTCAAGGCTTGCGCTGCACCAATACCTTTGTCCAAAACACCAAACAAAAAAATGAATACAGGAGTAGAAGACTTGATTGCACCGTTTACAACTTTGAAAGCAGCAGTAATCACCACCTTCATGCTATCGAAGTGTTCTGCGATAGTTTTTCCTGATACTTCTTTAGATAAATCATCTAAAGCTTTAATTGTCCCAGCTACACCACGGACAACTGCGTTTTTTAAGTTGTTAAACGATGTAGCGATACCTTTACTATTTTCTCGAGCTAACTCCGCAAAACCTCCTACACCCTTGTCTAATTCAACTAATCTGTTTGAAAACTGATCAAAGGTAATTTGTCCGCTCTTCAAAGCCGCATAAAAGTCACGTTGTGCGGATTTTCCTGCAAATCCAAAACTTTCAGCAGTCTTTTGTAGAGCATACGGCATTGTTTCTTGCAACGTCTTCCATGATTGCAAGTCCACTGTCCCTGCAGATAACATCTGGCTAAACTGGTCTAGACCACGGCTTGCATCTGCGCTTGAAGCACCCGAGGCAAGGAATGCGTTGTTCAAGGCCAATGTAGTATCTGTAGATTTTCGAAGATTACCTGTAATAGAGGTCAAGCGTTGAGCCGTACCCACAACTTCATCAAGGGTAGTAGGTAGCCCGTCAATGCCATTCGCGAGCTTGTCTGTTGAACTAGCAACATCTTCTGTACTATGGCCCATCGCTTTCATAACTCGAGGGAATTTTTCCAACGTATCAAATCGTTTAATAGCTCCATCAAGCGAGCTAACCAGTAAATCGACACCTTTTTTAGCTAAAGAGAAAACCGCTACGCCCAAAGCGAAGTTTTTGAGGGAAGTAGAGCCTTTTTTGCCTTTTTCCGCAACCTTATCCAGTTCATTATTCAAGACCTTGACTTGCTTACCATCAACATCAACTAGTATGGTTACCTTTCCATCAGCTGCCATCTTCTTCCTCCTCTCCGTCATCTAATCGATATTTAGCTTGTAGTTGTCTCATTTTCTGTCTATAGTCAGAACTTTCACCGCTACTTGGTTTCCATGCGCGAATTTGCACAATTTGTTGCATAACCGTATTATCTGGCAAGGAATTAAGTAGAGCTTTAAATTCTTGCCATGATAGTTGATTTTGAACTTTCAACAAATTAATTCCATAAGCTTGTAAAAAACTAGCATAGATGTATTCTGCGTCTTTCTCTAAATCCATTAGACGCGGACCTGTTCCCTCATTCTTGATTTGAGGCATCGGATTCCCTTGTCTGTCATACTGCACTTCGTCATCTTCTTGACTATCAATAAAATGCTTACGAATGTGTAACCACAAATCAATTGCAAGAGAAAGCTCAACATCAAAATTACCTGTAATAATACCTACACAAGACTGGACTTTATCTAAGTCGGATAGCAAATCATCTCGTAGACAATCAAATGTATCTAAGACTTTATTAAAAGATAGGTCTAATGGATAAACGACACCATCAAATTCGAAACTGTCATAAAGAGGGTCATTTAATCTCATTTGACCACCTACTTCTTAGCAGTTTTAGACTTTTTCTTATATTTGTTGATACGTTCTTTTACAATGTTTTCGCGCTCAATTTTTAACTCAGACAATTTCGCTTCAATCAATGCAGCCACCTTTTCAAGCGTTAAATCTAATGCTTGATGGTCCGGAAATTCTGCATATAATTTCTCAAATGTCCCATCGCCAAAGAGTAGATCATACTGAATTTCAAGTAGTTTTTTCTCCAGGTCAATAGCTCCAAGCAAGGTGTCCTTAGTGATACCTTCTTCTAACTTCTTGTCCAAATTCGCTTCGACAATTGATTTTTCAAATTCTGCCAACCGTTTTTGGGCTTCCTGTTCCAAATCGAAAAAAGTCACTAAGAACTCATCGGAAGTATCAAACCAAAGCTCTACTGGACCAATACTGACTGGAAAACCGCTACGAACAACATCAACACTGATACCGTTTGCCATATCTTCTCCTTTTCAATAAACAAAAAGAGAGGTACAAGACCTCTCTAGCCACCTACTGGCACAGACTCTTCCGGAATAGAATTGTAAGAAATCTTACATCCAAACTTCTCATACTCAGAAGCCGCCCCAGAACCTGCAATAATTTCGGTTACAGTCGCAAGTCCAACCCACTCTTTCTTCTTATCAGCAGATATGACTTTGTGCCAGACAAGACGGTCATTACCTAATTTGAGTTTCAAATCAGCGATATGCTTCTGCGCCTTGTCTTCTGGGTCGTACAACCCTTCAAATGAATAGGCGACTTTTACACCTGTAACGACCGTTTCTTCTGTCCCATCACTGTCGTAGTATGCCTGTTCATCAACTTTTTCATCTGTGTCATCTGTTACATCAGAAATCCATCTAGCCAATTCAAGCCATGCGTCCGTGTTTGGTTTCGCGTCAATGGATGTAAACGGTGCAATAAAATGCCCACGCAGAGCGTTCTTATGCTTTGCCATATGATTAATTCTCCTTTAATTGTGTTATATTTACTTTTGCGTTTAACAAAAAGACAAGCCACCCTTGCTCATGAACCTCATTCATAAACGGACGACTCGTCACCTCTATATCTTCTAAATCAAAGCTCCCATTAGCGCTAGGCAGGTCTTCTAGAACCTCTAAAAGACCTGCAATCTGCCAAAGAGAATCCTCAGCTAATTGACCTTGTTTAGACTTAATTGCAATCTCGATGTTAAGCGTTAACTCTTTAGTACCATCGTAGTATACTCTTTTCACCGAGCTACCTGGCAGAGTATAGACAACTAAACTTTCTTGGTCATCTAAATACCCAATTTTCATTTGAAAGGGCAAATTCAGGTTTTCGTTAATATGATTTTTAAGTTGACTAAGAAAGTCCATTAGAAACCTGCTCCTTTCACAAAACGCTGTACCCAATCGGTCATGTGGATTGCTTTAGCTTTTTCGTCCCAACGTTTTCCAGTACCTGGTGTTGTATACTTCCTGAAAGTAACAATCCCATTTTTACCGTAGAACTGTGCTCTAGCATATACTGTGTTCCAGGACACCTCTTTCCCATCACGAGACATATGCCCAGAAGGTCGCAATTTTCCGTCTCGGTTAGGTACATATTGGTCACTATCTAGCAAAATTTGGCTAGACATCGCAATGCGTCCTCTACGAATATTGTGGTCGCTCAATTTCTTTTTTGCCCCCTTCAAATCAACTTGAATCGAAATAGACACTACAGTACCTCCAATTCTACTGAATACAGCGCGTCTTTAAAAGGTTCCTTATTTGGAATCACATTGACGATAACATGGTCTATCCCATCAAAACGAAGTATTGACTGTTCTTTAAAAGTAGGCAACGGAGTAGTCAAGCCTTGGTAGCATAGCACAACTGCTTTATACTGGATTTCCTTGCTCTTTCCGTTCCAAGAATATTTCGATGAGCGGTCGATTCGAACATGGTTAATTGTCTGTTCGTCACCATACTCTCGTTTGTTATAATCGCCTTCTCCGATATACTCCAAATAGCCGACAGTTTCATTCAAGATTTCTATAGGTGGCTTTGGTATTCTCATATCAAATCCCCCTATAGAGCAAGCCGGTCCCTGTTAAACAGCCATAGACATCTTGCGCTACTAACGGTATTGTCCTAGAATTACCAGTTCCTGTCTTTCCGGATTTTGAAATAGAAGTACGACCAATACTGATATGTTCTGGTTCACGGTTTAATCCTTCAAAGGTATCTGTTTCCATATCGGAAAAGTAAATCAGTTGCATACAGATGGCTTTTTTAAACTGCTTGACTCTGAATTCTACAGGGTCGTCTTCTAGTTTATGTTGTTGATAGTATCGATTTGTCAACTGATCAACAACTTCCTCAGCTTTAGAAATAAAGCGACTATAACTCTCGCGAGTGACTCTATCAGAGCCGAGGATTTCAACAACTTCTTCAAAGGTTAAGAAATTCATGTCCTTCACCCTTTCTAGCTATATCACTCAGAAACCGCTTCTGTTTTACCAACTTTGAGGGCATTGACAAGCTCTACCTCATTTCCGAAATAGAGCTTTCCTGCCTCGTTAATTTCATCGGCGCGCTTTTTTGTCAGTTCTACAACGTCTCCAATTTCGCATAGAAGACGTGTATCCTTATCCATATAAGCTTTCTTTACAGTGTATTTAGGCATCCGTCATCTCCTTTCTTACACAGAAGGAGCGAATGTGATTTTAACTGCCTTTTCAGCCTTGTAAAGGTATACACCGTAATGCTTATTCGCAATAATAGCATTAATCAAACGCTTTTTATCGCGGTCGGTTTCCACCATGGTCTCGCGCTTCAACATGATTTTCAGAGCACCTTCACGGACTAAGAAACCTGTCCCTTTTGGACATTTACGAGAACGTACAAGCTGCACTCCTAAAATTTCGCCATACACCCCAGAAACAATACGACTTGCACCAAGTTCCGTTGCAGATAGCCATGTCTTGCCTGCATCAAGTCGTAATGCAGAAGCATCTGCAGGATTCAAAACTAAAACGGTTGGTGTATCATCTTCGTCATTAAAAATATCAAGCGCTTTAGACAGACCATCGACCGTGATGCTTGCCGTAACTGTCTGAGTAGAGCCTTGAAGAGCTGTCAAAACATCCGCGTCTACTTTATGGTCAATAGCTTGAACGATTTGTTTAGCTGCTTGACCTACTGGGTCGCCATAGCCAGAGAGAATCGCTTCGTCTGTGATTTCTACAGACTTACCAATCTTCTTGATGGTCATTGTGGTTTTTGTAAAACCAAGTTGAGTAACCGGAATTGGTTCGCCTTCAGCTACCTCTTCCGCATCGCCAATGTAGTCCCATTTTGGCACGGTCAAAGTTGTACCTGGTTGGCCTTGCAAGGTTGTATCTACTTCTGCAAGTGGCGCAAATCGGATAGCCTTCCCGATTTCTGCATCAATCATATCTGCTAGAACCTCTGGGTCTAGCATTTGTTCCATTTTTGTTAATCCTGTTGCCATATTAGTTTCCTTTCAGTTGTTCGTATAATTTAGGGTTTGTTCGTTTGAGTTCAAGGCGCTCCACATATGTCATTTTTCCGAATTGGTCTTTTGACACATCTGACTTTGTACTTGCACTCGGGTTATCTACCACCGTAAACGTAGGTTTCTTCTCGGTAGTATTTGGAGTAGTTGCAAATTGTGGATATTTACCGACAACTTGCTTAATTGCTTCATCGATCGTCGTATCTTCATTGACTAAACGTTCCGATAAAGCAATAACATCGTCAACAGAGTCAGCATTAACACCTTGAGTCAAAGCTGACAGTTTGGCTTCAAGTCGTTTATTCGCATCTAAAACTGATGTCAATTCCCTATCTTTTGAAGCAAGTAGTTCTGTCTGCTTATCTGCTTCAGTTTTTTGCGACTCTTGCCAATCTTCATAAGCTTTCAGAGCTTCTTTGGCGGATTCTACATCAGCAAAGCCTAGGTCTTTAATTGCTTTAGCATATCCACTTTTGTGCTCTTTTTTACCCACACGATTGACATCTTCTTGGCTGAAAGTCTTTTCAGCTACTTCTTCCACGTTTTCAGTAGCGTGGTCTACTGTTTGTTCTTCTGCCATTCGGCTATCCTCCAATGTTCAGCGATTGGTCGCTTATATTTCCGTTCTTTAACGCCTGCGGATAAAGGCATAAAGAAAACTGGTCAATTTCGACCAGTTTTAAGTATTTTTGAGTAGTTTCAAGCAGTCTTTCCTACTGTCAAGATGAGTGAATCACGCTCCTAATCTTCGATTGCTCGGTTTGATACCTTGGCATAGACATCCACATAAGTTTCTGCTTTATCGCCATTATGAGTTACTTCCGCATAGTCGCCACACTTTTCATCAGACTTGATTTGATTAGTGCTGACTAATGCTTTCCAATTTTGTAGGGTTTTACTGAACCAAACTACAAAACAGTCTTCAGTCTTGATTTCACGACCTGACAGACGTGAAAATTCTTGAGCTGCCAATTTCTTTGCTTTTTCTAACATAATTTCCTCCTCACCGTTTCCAGAACGGCTTCTTAGTATTACTATTGGCTACTTGCTTCTCGATTTTGTCAAACCTTGAATTTGTAGCCTGGGCGTTGCGTTCGACAATATCATACAAATCACAGATATTATCTGCATGATTTCGTAGTGCGTCGGTTAATAATATATTTTCCGCTGTCAATTGAGCGACTTTATTCTCTAATCTCTCAACCCGTGACCGTTTCTTTTTCATTCTTTTGTTCATGATGTCCCTCCTTTCCATAACCAACTGAAATCATTGTCAGTCAGTACTTGATATAAAACAAGACCAATGCGGTTAGCTTGGTCTTCTTCGTGATTAGGATAACCAGCTTCTGCAAGAATCCCATGCACAATTTCATGGATAAGCGTTTGGTCTTCTAATTGCTCAGGCAGCGAATCATCTAAACTGATTTCCAGTTTCTTGTATTGAATTTGACCCCAGTTTCCATTTGTGCCCTGCAAATCTGACTTTTTAGTCACTGCATAAGTCAGACCGCCAATTTTGACAGTCTCCATACCTGGTTTTTTATCTCTGTTCATTTATTTCTCTCCTATTTTTGAGCATAAGAAAAGCACCCGATTTCTCTAGGCGCTAAGATTTTACTAATTGTTTTGCTTTTTCGTAATACGGTTTAAGGAACTCTATAAAACCTTGGGTATCGTTTGTGTCGTGTTCTTCAAGGAACATGAAGAATTCATAATCACAAAATAAATCGAACATTTCAGGATTTTCTTTGTCCCACCCCTCCGCGAACTCTTCATCTTCCCCCAGCAGGGCATTGAAATCAAATGAAAAGTCCCAAAAATCTTCAAGTTTACCACTGATTGCTTCTTCTAGCATAGATAATGCTTTTTCACTGTACTTCATACGGCGCAAATCCTTTCATTCGTCTTGTCTTCATCATCGTTACTACAATACCCGTATCAGGTTCTGTGATATAGAGGATACCGTTATAGTACCTTGCAAGTCTGCCATTCTGCTCTGATACATAGTTAGGAGGTAGAGAAAAAGCGGTTCTAACCGTCTCATAGTTGTATACGAACGTTCCGTTTTTGCGTCTCATACGCTCTATGTAGCGCGCTATTGCATGGTCCCCAAATACAATTCCGTCTTTCTTGAAATTAAAGTAAGCTTCTACTGCCTGTTGCTTCTGCTTCTCGGTCAGTTTTTCCTGAATTTCTCCCTTGAAGTAGCTGACAATCCTATTGTCATATCTCAGAGACTCCCTTTCAGAGCTACTTAACGACTTGAAATCACTATAAGACTTGGGCGCTCTACACCCTAAATTTTGTAGTATATCAGAATACTCTTTTTTCAACCGATTGTCAAGAATTTCGTAGGTATTTTTATACGTTTTCGCATTTCTGATATAACCTTCCCGTTTAATATTACGATACAAAAATCTGTGGTCATCAAGATATGTTTTATATTGACTCTCTAGAGTCAATCCTCTTAATTTATATTTTTGAATAAGCTCCTTGTCGCCGATTTCACGAGCAATACGCAGTTTTTCCTTGTTCTTACGTATTTCTCTTTCAAAGGCTCGTTGCTGAGCTTCTGCTCTAGCGTTGTCCTCTGCTTGTCGCCGGGAGATACCTTTGAGATGATTCGGCAAATCTGGTTTCTGATTGACACCGACAATAAACGGTGTTAAGTAGTGCCCACAGTTTATACCAAGGCAACCTCCTGCAGTTCCGTATCCGTAATCTAGTAAGCTTAGCACCCTAGTTCCATCCGCTTCAAACGCAGGGCCTTTTGTGACAATCTGGTGTTGAAGCGGAGAACACATAGCTCTAGCACTAGATTTCATCGAGTAGTAGAATGTTTCAACCCCAAACTCCTCTGCAGGACGTTCTCTCATGTCTCGATAAATTCTTAGCGCTGTCGTTTTTATTATAGTCTTTGCATAAGTATCTGCACGCCAATGCCGACCTGCTTTGTCAGTAAAGCCGTAAAATCCTTTGTCACTCCATTTTGTCAGAGTGTCATTCAATGCCTGTTCTGCGGACTTACTACCTGATACCACGCTTGCAACTGTCTGTTCAATGATAGACCTATAAACGTTCTGTACACTTTGAGGTAAACGAGTATTGATTAAATTTCCGAGTTCTTGTGTTGTCTGATTGGCATAAGATTCCAGTGCTTCCTTTACAACATAGCGCTGAGGCTCTATATTTTGACCTGTATCGCGTTTTAATTGCTCGTGAGTATCTTTGTATACCTTGTAGCCTTCGTTCGAAATAACGTTACGTAGGACGCTCTTAGCGACCTCTGCACGACTAGCTATTAGTTTCACATTGTTTTCTGTCAACATGTGCAGGTCGTTTAATTTTTCAAGTTGCCAAATATATGGCTCTCTTTGTAAGTCTGCCGTACCTCTTTTCTTCAATCTGCGAATAACATTGATAAACAAATCAATTGATAGCTGATGGTAGACATCAGCAACTTGATTCATCTCTAAGGTGAACTGTTCGTCTCCTTGGTCAAACGGTAACTTACTCATCGTAGAGTTCCTCGTCTACTTCGCTTGAACTAGGTTTCTCTTGATTAATCTGTCGGACAATCTCCTTTAGCTCATTATCAGCTAGACCTAGAACTTTTTTCATTGCGTATTCTTTGCTGACGATACCGCTTGCTAGAGCTTTCGTCCAATAATCAAGTTCAGCATTTCGGTCTGTAAAGATACCATCATCAAGGTTAACTTCAATATCCTTCAACTCAGGAATATCACCGTCGTAAAGTTCCGCACCTTTAGCTAGTTCGCAAATAGACACGACTAATTCTTTGATAGATTGTTCCACCAATGCAACTATGCTGTTTCTTAATTGATAAGTATCTGAGTTTTCCGAGACGATTTCGGTGGCAGTTTTCATACTTTTTCCGTCAAAGGTAAACATACCAGTCGAGACACCTACTTGCATTTCTAACAAACTCAAGCCTTCATTGATTGCTTTTATGTAATCATCTGCGCGAATCGGAGTGGTAAGGTCTGTAATACCAATTCCTTTTTCTTCAGTCCCTAACATCTGATAGACATTCTGCTCAGCTTCAAAGCGTTGGACAAAACGAATATCCCCGTCTTCGGTCTGGACATTCATCTTGATCATACTATCTGGCACTGCTATTCTACGCTGACCCATCTTAACTTCCCACATAAACTCGTCATAGGTAGTATTTAGAAAATCGATTGTAGTCTTAGCATTATCAAAGATAGACAAACCAAGCGGACTATCAATATCTTTATTGTTCATTCCGGGCGTTTTTAGGTAGGTAAACAATGGACGACTAACGTTTTCAACAAGTACTCTTTCCTTTAAATCTTCGTACAACTCTGATAAAGGAACACGTTCTCCCACAATTGTAGAGTTCTCGGAGCGATAAAGCTCGTTTGAAATATAGTAATCTTCCTCTGCCCATTCGTGAAACTCTATCAGGGTGTAGTAGAGTTTGGATTTACCTTTATTTTTTGTGGTTTTGGTAACGATAGCCGCGCTCGAAACATCTTGGGTATTTGACTGCATAGGCAAGAAGACTGGCGCTTGAACGAAAGCAACACGAATTCTATTTCCTGCTATGTAAGGTCTCATAGCCAGACCCCCTAAAGCCAGTCCACTTTCAAGATAACGTTCGAAATTCTTGTTAAACCGGTCATTCAACAAAACTTCCTGAATAAAGTCATTTGTTTCGGCATTGTTAACCGTGATTTCAGCTTGTTCGTTATAAACCAAACTAGCCAGTTTCTTAGAAACAGTCCTAGCTATCGGCAAATGTTGGGCAGGGCGCTTTTTCTCCTCCCCTGCTGTATTTTGATAAATAACATCGTCCCATTTACTCTCATAGTAGGTCAAATTACTTTGGATACGTGCATACTCATCGTGACTAACAGCAATTTTCGGATGATCCACTATGCTGGCTAACGTATCTGTTGTTACCATGTATTTACTCCTCAAAAAAATGTTTTTTATAGATTGTACAATTCCCATTTATCGTCCTCTAAATAAAATTGACATAGCGTGTGACAAACACATTTACACTGTAGCGAAATTCATCCATTGCGTGGTTGTCTTTATCAATTGGCTTACCATTATCATCGCGACTGTACAATCCTATCTCTTTCAAAAAATAATAGTGGTCGTACTCTTCTTCGTTATGTTCCACAAGGACAAAACGTTCGTCAGATATAATATTCTGCCCACGTTCAATGCCGACTTCAATACCTTTTGATTTGCTAGACACATCGTGAGAATTATTCATCGCTGTTCGGGTTATGATACCAACCTTGTGCAATTCTTCCCTCAAAGACTTACATGCAGGGTCAATCCAAACCTCTGTATAACGCATTTGATACTTAGTAACACACCATTTAATAAACGCCTTCAATTCCACTGCATACGTTGACATGGCTTTTACTTGTCCTGTGTCAGCACCGCTATGATAATAATGGGCAACGCGGTTAAGACGGAAACTAATTCTGCCCTTTTCTCGGATTCTAGTCACGATATTACAAGACATAGAAGTCGCATCCGACTGACCACCGTCCCCACAGAAATACATCTCGACAGGTTCGCCTATCAAGGCATCCTTGATATTCTTGTCCATGTCAAACAGGCCGTAGATAACACCTTGAGGCATGACGCGCTGGCCAAGCACATCTCGTTTGTAAAGATATGGATTTTTGCGTAAGTTGTTGATGATTGATTGTTTCCGCTCCTCCGACAAGATAGGGTTATCGTCCATAGTCCAATGTGTCCAGCGAGTGTTCTGCACATCGAATACATCTTTTATGACTGGGTGTTGCGGGGCTGGAGGGTTCAAGTCTGCCAAATGATAACGCAGTTTAGCTGCCCAAGTCCGCCTGAAACACTCTTGGATAAAGTCCATGTGCAGGAGGTTAATCTCACAAAAGACTACAGAACCCAAAGACATACCCGTAATAGCACCAACAGAGTTGACTTTGCCTCCACCTTTATAGTAAACCCGCTTCTGTCCTTTTGGAGTATCGATCAGCAAATGATCGCCACGGTCATCGTGTTTAATCCAACAGTTCCCGTTGAAGATATGCATAAGGCCTGTACCGTCACCATCAATAAACAGTCGATAGGCTTGTTCTTGATTGTATGCAGCAATTAGATGGTTCTCGTCTTCGCTTTGAATTAAGTATCTTGCGTACCGAAAATGACCGGCCGTGGTCTTTCCGCTACGAGGTGTACCTTCGTTGACTTCTAATTCATAATTAAAAGGACGTCTAATGATGTCGATTTGTTTAGGAGATAACTTATCAATCCTGACCATCGATTACCTCCAGTAATTTTTCCATCAAGTGTGTATCCGATTGAACACCCTTGATAGTTTCAATTTTAAGACGTAGCAACTCATTCTCCTGTTTGATTTTCTCGAGTTGTTCTTGGATAGGATAACGTTTCAATAGCTCACCTGCAGCTTTGATAACTTCTGCAATGCTAGGTTTTTTATGCACGGTGACATACTCACCGGTTGCAGGGTTAAGCGTGACAACTTCCTCTGTCAACTCTTGTCGAAGAACAGACGTCAGAATTTGCAAGACTTCGATTGCGGTAGCCACTTTGCTACTTTCGAGTTGTTTCATTCTTTCAGCAATTGCCGATTTTATTTCAAGTTTTTTCAAGTTTTGCTCACCGATTTGTCCGGCTGTTTTTTTACTGTAACCCGCCTTGAGTGCTGCCTCTGTCGCATTTCCACAGATGATGTACTCATCAATAAATTTTCGTTGTTTTATCGTTAACTTAGCAATTTTCCATCACCTCCTCCAAATTACAAAAAGACCACATCTCTGCAGTCTTTTCGAGTGAAAAATTTTAGCCCCTCGCATGATACTAGCAAACATGGTCACTGGGTCCTTTATTATTTATTTTTTTGGTGCTAGTTTTTAAACCACAAGCAGAGGATTCGAACCCCCATCTCTGGGTTATCAGCCCAGCGCTTTGCACATGCGCCCCTTGTTGATACGTCTATCAACTACTTACGCTTTAAGCTAACTTGTCTAACGGGAACAGCAGGAATCGAACCTGCACATAGCGTTATGCCGTGGACGTCACACGGACTTGCTCAGGGCGCTACCCTCGCCGATTTCCAATCTGGCTCATGTTCCCCGCAGATAGCATCCATAGATGTCGCACGCAACATCCGATGGCCACAGCTTTATGCCTCTTTTTACGGGACCGTCTCCCGAAGGGATTCTATCATAACCTTGTAATCTGATGATACAACTTTAACATTAAAATCGTGACACTTAAAGCGGTTTTTGTGTCAATTTTACAAATCTCCTCGAAAATCTGCAAAAATTGTCAAAATCCGCTCTCTTTTGCGATAGATACTCTTGCGGGATACATTAAGCATAACAGCTATTTCCTCCCAAGTATTTACCGACCGAATTGACCAGCGTAAATAGAAAATCTTTTTTAGCTCGTCATCCAAAGACTCAATTGTTGCTTCCACAGCTTTTCGGAATTGCTCTAGGCCGTTTATCCTCACATCACTCGACCAACGTGCCACAAGCGACTCTGTTGGTTTAGAAACGATATTCGGCTTACCTCCGCCAATGTTGCAATCGTTGGACACCTCTGTCTGGATTTCAAGCTTGCGGATAGCAATTTTCTTGTCAATCTGTTGGTAGTCAAATAACTTCGAATCTAATGCTCTCAATTCTACATCTGATAACTTGTTCACTCTCTGTCTCCTTTTTGTGGTATAATATTGATAGCGATAAACCACAGGCTGGGCAGAGAGTGCCTTGGCTTTTTTTATTCCCATGTGATATGAATTTGCTTGTTGGTTATAAAATCTTCACCAGTAAATATATTTTTACTATAGGTCGAATGATACTCTACTTTGAAACCATCTCCTAACAATTCCTTGATTTTCTCAAGGGTCCTTTCATCATCCAATCTTCGTCTCGTATAATCATCTTTAACTTTTAAAACACTAATCAGATGGCCACTATACCCTTGCATAGCTGATTTCTTAATGACTTTTTCCAAATCATATTTTTTAAAGTAACGTTCAAACCACTTGTCATAGCTTTCTGAACTTAATTGCCGTACTTCATCAAATAGTGTCATTTCAATCCCATCCTTTCATTATTCAGTTTTATAATCTTGAAATTCCATAGTATTCATAGCCACAATATTCAGAGCAAAAACCGTATGTATTAAAATATTTGTCAAATACTCCGATTTTTTCTTTACAAACAGGGCAATGCGTTCTACGGTATCTTTCTTCTGTACTCAATCCATTCAGTATTTTCTTTTTACGTTGCCGCTTGTTCATTTTCCACCTCACAAAAATCAATATTCTCAATCTCTACTTTTACCAGTCTACCTCTAAATCTAACTACAGCAACTGGTCCAGCAAATTGATGACCAAAGATAAGATTTGTCCCAGAATGTTGAAACACTCCCAAAAAATCGGCTCTTTCCCAGTATTTACCTATTTTTGCCAAGCAAGGCTCTTGAGTTTTTGTCATCTCAACTACCCCTTCCTTGTAGGTAATCCGGAATATCATCACCAATATTAATCGTTTCAAACTGACCCTTTGTGACTAGGAATTTGCCGTAGGCACCGATTTCTACATAGTACCTGCCGTCAATAATATCCTTCCTTGTGACTTTTCCGACCATAGTCACGCCCGCATTATCGACTTTATGGATAATAACCATTTCACGTTCTTCCAGTCTTTTCACTTGTTCACGCAATACTTTTACTTCTGTCACTGCTGCAAATAAAGCGATGACAATACACAGAGTCACCAAAACCAATGGATCAATTTCTTTCATTTAACTTCCTCCATCTTCACACTGTACAACCGCTGACCTCGATACCTCGCCTCCAGACCAGCTTTACATTTCAAAGCATCAGATTCATTTTCGAAGTAATGCGTTTCATCTTCTAACATGTGATCAAATAATACTGTTACTGTATATGCCATTTTATCCTCCAATCTGGGCCTTTACCGCTTCTATTAAAGCATTTTGTTTTTTCTCTTTACCCTGCAAAATTCGTAGTACCTTCTCATCAACCGTACCTTCCGCTACAAGATGGTGGATGATAACGGGTTCTGTCTGTCCCTGTCTATCGAGCCTTGCATTTGCTTGCTGATAATACTCCAAAGACCATGTCAAACCAAACCAAACGATGATGTGTCCACCTTTCTGTAAATTCAAACCATGTCCAGCTGACTGTGGGTGGCAAAGTAAAATCGGGACTTTCCCTTCATTCCACCTATCAACTGACGACAATTCTTCAGCCTGCGGAAAGCGTTTTTTAATTCTTTCCAGATCATGCTGGTATTGATAGAACACCAGAATCGGCTGTCCTTGGCTGTCCTCCACGATGCTTTCTAGTGCGTCCAGCTTATCGTCATGAATGGAAACTACGGCTTTTTCATCGTCGTAGATAGCCCCGTTAGCCATTTGTAGTAGCTTGTTGGCAAGTACCGCCGAATTTGCTGCAGTAATCTCCTTATCTTTGAACTCCAGAACCAAATCAGCTTCCAGCTGTTTGTAGACTTTCATATTGGACAGCTTGACAGGAACGATATTGTCTGTCCTGGGCGGAAGTTTCAAGTGGTCTTTGGCTTTCATACTGACGCAGATATCACCAATTTTCTGATAAATGGTTTCTTCCGCACCAGGACGAATGACCCAACTGTATACAATCGGACCGTTGTATTTGTCGGGAACGAAATATTTCTCTTTGTATCTTGTTTGGCTGACCTCTAGCCGTTCGCCTCTATCCATCAGATAAATTTGTGGCCACAAGTCCACAAGACTATTTGGTGCAGGAGTTCCAGTCAGTCCTACAAAACGCTCCATTTTTGGACGGACCTTTCGTAGAGCCCTAAATCGTTTCGACTTACTAGACTTAAAGCTGGAAAGCTCATCCACCACCACAAAAGTAAAGGGCCAGTTTGTCTTGTAGTAGTCCACAAGCCAAACAACATTTTCGCGGTTAATCAGGTAGATATCCGCTTCTACCCCCAAAGCCCTGATGCGCTGCTTGGTGGTTCCTAAAACTTTTGAATAAGTCAACTCAAAACCCCATTTTTCGATTTCCGTCGACCAAGTTTCTTCGGCAACCTTTTTAGGTGCAATAATCAAGATTTTATGGTTCTCCCCAAATACATTTTTCAACTCATCAATCGCCGATAAAGTTGTTAAAGTTTTTCCAAGCCCCATATCAAGCAGTAGTCCGCACGAAGGGTGTTCTAATATCCAGTCCCGTGCATACTCCTGATACTCATGTAACTTCATGCATTTCCTCCAATGCTCTATCCACGGACTCGTAGGAATCCACAACCCAGACCTTATGACCCAGCCTTTCCAATTTTCTAAACATTGACAATTGGCTCGGTCTTGGTTTCTTCCCAGGGGCTTTGACTTCTACGAAAAATACCCCCTCAGGCAACACTACAATCCTGTCAGGCACTCCTATCGTTCCTGGGCTCGTGAATTTCAAACACAGGCCTGCGCATTTCCTTTTCAAATAATTTTCAATATCTTTTTCAGTTTTCAATTTTACCTCAAAACAATATCACTAATTAGGGTAACAAAAATTTTCAACTTATTTTTTCTTTTTATATATACGTGTTTCTTATATATGTCTTTTATATATATTATTTATTTTATTTATATTTAAGTTAATAGAAAAAAGTTGTTACTTTGTTACCAGCACCCCCTAAACCCTTGGTGTGACTGGGACGAGATAGGTAACAAAAAAGTAACAAAGTAACAAAAGATAAGCTAAAACTCCTAAAATATCGCTAGAATGGTAACAAAGTAACAGAAATTTTGAACTCAGAAAAATTTTGTCAGTTGAAAAAAGTTGTTACTTTGTTACCCTTTTCCGTATGTAGCCCATTTTTGTTACCGTTTTGTTACCTCTAAAAATCGCCATTTAGACAAAATCCGACCCAAGATCGAACAGGCTTTTTGCCGATTTTTATTAGTTTATTTTCATAACCCAGCTCCACCATTCTCTGGTTAAAGGAGTTCTTAGCTAGCGGTTTGTACCCCGAATCTATACAGTACTGCTTGTAGGTCGGATAGACTTCTGAGACAGCCGATTTCTTATCAGAACCAATCTCGCATTCATCTTCAAGGAACATAGCAACAACATCGTTACCTTTTTCCCACTTCTCGACACTTTCGCGCATAGTTGCACTGATGCTGAAATCCCGTCTACTTAGTGCCTGCCTAAGCCCTTCCATCGCCCTATTGAAGATACCTGGTATCTCAGCCATAATCTGATCCAGCGGATACTTCTTCTTGACTTCATCGGTTAAAACCTTGTTCATCTCAAGAATCATCATCCGCCGTTTCAATCCGCCGCTGAAATCGCGCATTGGTGGAAGCTCGTTCATGGCAAATGACAGCTTGGCATAGTTGTAAAACGTAATCGGCTCTTTGTTCTTCCTGTCTGCGTGAATGCTATCTTCACCAGTCAGCATCTTCAAAGTAGCCCCATCTGCCAGATACTGAGGTTTTGCGTCAGTATCAAAGTTAGCCGTTTTCCGATAGAGTCCTATTTTCGCAAATCTCTCCTGCATGAGATATTGAAGAGTGACTGCTGAATAGTTATCCGCCCCAATCATAGCTCGGAGAATATTGATAATCGTTGACTTACCAGTCCCTCCGACACCCTGAACGAATAGCATCTTCTGAATCGTGTATTCGCGATAGAAGTTGTAGCCGAACCATTCAAAAATAAAATCAACATTCTCAGCGCCAACCACTTCTTCGATAAAACCGATAAAGGTCGGACAATCTGCCCCATGATCATATTCGACAGGGTGGCTAGACCTAGCGTGTAAGTTCGGGTCGAACTGACCGACAAAGCTGTCGGTCTGTAAATCGTACACACCATTCGCCAATACAATCTTATTGACATCACTTTCCTCAAACGCTTCTTTTGAAAAGGCAAGGGCCTTAATAGCTGCCATCGTTTCATTGATGTGTCTGATTTTCGTGATTTTGACCAGTTTCTTAGTTGCGATATAGCTTCTGAGAAAGTCTTCGGCATTTGCTATCCAGATACCTTTCTCAGCCTCGTAGCGTAGAAACTCCAGCCCATCATACCAAACAGGCACCTCTCTTAAAATCTGCTGAGCCAAAAGGTAACTGCTAACTTCTGCCTCTCCACGACCATTAATTTCTAACCAACTTCGGTCATCCTCAACAGGTATTTCCTCGTCAAAGTCTCCGATGGCTTCCGCCATCAAATCAGCTTTGATGTTCGGCAAGTCTGCCACCCATTCATTCATTGCCTTGCTGGAGGGAAGTTTGTTGGTCGGAGTACCATCTTTGGCCTCTCCGTCTAATTCCCCAAACTTATGAATCCGTACCAAGTCGTAGCTGTTCACCAAGGTATCTCCCACAGGGTCAGTTCCATGGTGGCTATAGGCAAAAACATCATCATAGAGAACCAGACCATTTGCTGTCGAGCCTTCTATGTAGGTATAGCGGTCAGGAGTTGACCCTTCTGCATAAACCTCTGACAAGAACTCAGCAATAGCCTGCTTGATATCGTAGGTCCTACAGAATGCCCCAACAAGACCTTTCTTGGACAGCGGGTCACCTTGTTTCTTAGCCTCTCTACTTCTTCGGACTGCATGAGTCGGACTTTCTGGCCAAAAGCTTGAATCCTTCCAGTCTGGAAAAGTAGCTAGAATGTCATCCACGCTAACAAATCTTTCATCATTGACCTTAAAGACAAAGTCCGCATCTCTAGCATGACTAGACCAATACATGAGTCGCACGCCCTGATATGTGGTATCATCAAAGTTTTTCATGCCCAACTGATTGGCCAAATAGCGAGCGACTGGCTCATATTCGTCTGGCAACATCAATCTATCTGTCGGGATGATAATACGGTACTTTGGAGCTTTTGGGCTATGGCTATGCGTACTGTACAATACATAACCATAGTCAGCCAGCAAGTCCAATCTATCCAGAAAATCCTCACTGGGACTATCTGCATCAAGAGCGACTAGTGAACGACTTTGAACATTCTCGTTCTTACGTCTTCCCTGTTTGAGCCAGCCGCCAACAAAACCGCCGACATCTTTCACACGCCCTTTCTCTGTACGGGACATCTTCTGGTAGTCCGAAAAAGTTTCCTGTGTCACAGTCGGATTGCCTAATCTTTCAATTAGCTCTTCCCATGTCAGAGTGATATTTTTCCATGATTTAGCTGTTCGTGATGCCCCTACAGACAAATGGAGTTCTTTACGCGGGGCATGTCTAATTTTTGGCTGTTCCATTCATCAATCCTTCTTGTAGTATTTGGTCACGTACCCCTCACTGTTCAGCGGTAATCCGTCTGCCCAGCCAGGAGCCTGTGCCATTAGTTCATTTATAGTTTCAATCGTTGTACCGCTAGCTTCCACGATACACTCATCGTGTACGTGAAAGACAACTGGATACCCGTTCTTCTCTAATCGTAAGATAGCCTCAGCTAGAATATCTCTTGCTGTTGCCTGTACAATGTTTTCGACCAGCTTTCCGCCGTAGGTTTCCTGCTTTGTGAAGTAGGCCTTATCTCCCTGACCCTCATAGGTCAACTTAGGTCCATAGTCCCCATCTTTCAACTTCGCCCTAGCGTAAGCTAACTGTCTACCGCTTGGGAGCTGAATCAGCAGAAAGCCTTTCGAATACTTGAATCGTAATCTACCAAGCTTTATAACTGCTCTTGTACGAAGGGCTTTTACGGCAGCTGTTTGCACGTCTTTCCAAAATTGGACGATACCAGGGTTAGCTCTTCGCCAATCGTCCACCAAGCTTTGAAGTTCATCCTCAGCTACTCCCATCTCAAGAGCTCCCATCTGTTTAAGGGCCCCAGGACCACCTTGATAACCCAAAGCAAGTTCAGCGATTTTTCCTTTTTGCCTCAGCTCCTTATCCACATCTTCTATTGGGATATGAAACATCTGACTAGCCGAGGCCTCATAAATCTTGCCGTGGGTAGAGAATACTTCCAAGCGCCACTGTTCTTTCGCATACCAAGCAATGACACGAGCCTCAATTGCAGAGAAGTCAGAAACATAAAACTCTTTGTCTCCTTCTGCCACAAAAGCCGTACGGACAAGCTGTTTCAAAGTATCATTCAGACTGTCGTATAGAATTTCAACAGCATCAATATCCCTAGCCTTGACATAGTTCCTAGCATCGTCTAAATCTTTGAGATAGTTTCTAGCGAGGTTTTGAACCTGAACCACTCGACCAGCCCAGCGACCTGTTCGACTCGCACCATAGAACTGCAGGAGCCCATGAACTCGACCGTCTGAACACATAGCACGTTCCATGGCTTCGTATTTCTTTAGGCTAGACATAGCTGTTTGTAGCTTCAGCTCTAAGACCCGTTTCAGCTCTCCGTTTGCTGTTTTAAGCTCCTTCTGTACATCTGCCTTGGTTAGGCCGCTGGCAGAGTACCCATGAGTTTTTAACCACGGTAGAAGCTGGGCTCTACTGTTTGGATTGTCAAGACCTGTTGTGGACCTTAGCTCATCAAAGAGTATGTCCATCTTGACATCCTTACAGTAAAGAGCCGACTCTACCAACTCCGCATCAAGTGCCACACCTCTGTCGTTAATTCTTTGGTCAGCTGTGTAGAAATCCCACTCTCTGTCTGCGACAGGTAAGACCGACAACCGTTCTGCAATCGCCATCTCGACAACAACGTCCTGCTTACAGTAGTCAATAAACATCTGCCATTTTTCAGGATCATGTTCAGGCAGGTTTCTAGTTCTTCCACCGTTCGCCTTAGTAGGTTTACAGGGTACCGAGAAATACTTAATCAGGTTCTTACCTGCAGTGTCTTTTTCCTGCGCTAAATTGAGATAGTTGGCACACTTCTCCAGACTTGAGGGCAATCCTAACTCTTGGGCGTGTACCATCGTACACCTCCATTGACTAGGATCTAGGTAGTAGGGTGCGTCAAAGTGTTTACTAAGACAAACCCGTTCAAATTGGGCGTTAAAAGCAGATTTGCGCACCTCGTCAGAGAAGATAGCTTTTTGGATTTCAAACGGCAGGTTTTGCCTTGTCAAGTCAATGCACTCAACAGGACCACCGTCCAGCGAATAGGCAAAGAGTAAGACCTCAAAATCGGGGGCGTCTACGTATTTGTAGACACCGTCCTTGATATCGTTCGAGGAATAGGTTTCAATATCTATGTTGAGATGACGCATAAGCTCCACCTCTTACAAGATATCGTCGTCTTCGTCATCTTCCCACTCATCAAAGTCAGCGTCCGCAGACGAACGGCCTCCGAGATAGTCGCCTTTTGCCAAGATTTGAACGTTGTTCAGACCACAAGAGATACCCTTGTTTCCTGCTGTGTTGTAAGCATAAGCGTTCAGGGATACACGAGCGTACACCCCTGAATAGACTTCGTCGGCAGAATCAACAGGGTTCTTGTACTTGTCAATGATTTGTGGTTTTGTTCGGCTAGACACAGACATAAACATATGCCCTGCATACTCTGGGTGTTCGTCCGTGTCCATCTCTTCATCACCGTCACGAAGAGTAGTTTTCACTTTCTCCCACTTGATGCCCTTGAGCTTGTCATTTTTAGCCGCTTCATAGGCTGCCTTTTGGGCTTTCTTAATACGATTGATTGTTTCAGTATCTTCTTTCGGGATAAGGATTACTGTTGAATATTTCGCTTCTTGTCCTTCAAATGCTTTTGCCTCCAATAGAGCTACATAACTAAGGCGGACTTTACCTGTGATAATTTTTGTAGTTGCTGGTGTTACTGTCATAATTGTTTCTCCTATTCAAAATCTTTAATTGCTTGTTCTAAACTATTTAATGCTGGTCTCTTATCGCTTTCAGCAACAAGGACGGGTTTACCTTGAGGTTTATCAATTACCTCAGCTAAAAGCTCCGTGAAGAGCGATTTGCCAATGAGCTTCTCAAGAGCTCCCATGGCAAGCAGTTCTTTTGGTTTATAGATTTCATCATCAAATCCGTTGTCATGTAGGATGTCTGCAGCTTTATCTTTATCCGTGATAATGCGATTGCTACGACCTTCTACAAGCTTGTAGCCCAATACCTCTTTGCCATCTAGGGCTTGCTTGAGGGCGTAAGCTTCTACTGATTCAATCCACTTCTTGATGTCACTAGCCTTATCCAGAATTTCTTTCAAGGCTTCATCAGACAGATAGACAGGTTCTTGGAAATCATGTTTATCAATAATCTCCCAATTCTGCTGTGCCCAAGGGACAAGCTTGGCGGCTACTGGTGACCATTTAATGATTTCAGCGTTCAAGTCCCAGTCACCTATCCCAATCTCAGCCTGTGAAGCCCTAGGAAGTACGTAGTTGTCTGCCCAATAGAGCAGTTCTTCGACGAAGATTTCTGTTGTGCTGACAGAGTCCAGCCGGGGCTGAACAATGGTCATGACAATCTTGTCAAAATCATATACCATGTCGTATGTCGCATAAGCACCCAAAGCATACAGGCTCATCTGCGGATTGAGCTTGGCAGAAACAGGAACGCCCTTGCCATACTTCAAGTCAATGATCTCAATTACACCGTCGGCCAAAATAACGACGTCTGATGTACCAAATCCGTTCGGCACCCAGTCTGAGAAGTCAACTCGCTTCTCAAGTTCCATATCAGCGTTCGGATAAGCGTTGAACCGCTCCATAACCAAATCCGTGTAGTATTCTGTCATCTCCTCCATCTCTTCGTCGTAGAAGCTGGCAGTTTTCTTAAACTCTTTGACGAGCTTGTTATACTCACGTTTCTTGATTTTTCCAGACTTGTACTTGAGCTTAATTTCAGAAAGCTCGTGAGCACATGTTCCCTCTTGCGTGTAAACAGTGTCCCTACTAGGCTCATCTGCTTCTAATCGTGGCAACATAGGACAATGGAGCCATCTATGTGCACTTGATGCAGAAAGTAGTGCGTGATTTTCTACCGGCATCACAGTTCCCCCAATCGTTCGTAGAAGCTAGCGTAATCTTCTTCTGCCACTTGTCCAACTTTAGAAACGCCAAACTCACCCAAAAGCTTTTTAATGGCACCAGATTTCTTTTCTTCCAACTTAGCCTTGGTCAGAGACTGGATTTCAGCAAGCGTAACCGAGGGCTTAGCTTCAACTACTTCTTCTACCACCTCAGTCTGCTGGACGCTCTCAGACACAGCTTTTTCAGCGACACGTTCTCCAGCAAGTGCAGCCTTCATACTTTCAAATACTTCTGCTAGGGAATTTCCCTTAAATGTCAATTCGATCATTCTTTTACTCCAATCTGTGTTATAATTTGTTTGTAAGTGTGGGACGGTCTCATTAGGCCGTCTTTTTTAATGCCTGCAATGTCATCACCTCCCCAACAGTTTCCGTACATAATCTAAATCATTTGCAATCTCTGCCCGATAATACGGGTTATCATGAACACCTTTTACATATCGAGGGTTATCTACGATCACCCAATCTCTAAGATTTTCCCAATCTGGGTGCTCAATTAAGTCAAGATCATAATTAAGATATTCATTATCAATAATGTACAGCTGGTCCACTAAGTACTTCTCTGCATATTTCAACATCTCTTCCATTACTTCAACTCCGGAATGTATAATCTAATCTCTTTTGAAAACCTCAAAAGCATTTCATCATCAATCGCCGATTTTGCACGATCCTGTAAAATCTCAACCATGGCCCATGCGATCTGCTTAGCAGGAGTGTCCGTTGCTTTCTCAGGAAATTCATAAGCGTAACTGATTCTACCGTCACTGTCTTTGGATAACACACCCCTGTTGGTATCTCGCCAAACATAAGTTTTGACCGTGTCATAATCAAGTCCTGTCTCCCTAGCACAATCAATCATAGATGACTGCGGGTTTTCAATAAAATACTTTCTTACCTCTTCTAGCTTATTCATCTTTCTACCTCCTACACTCAAATTGGACGAGCTGATGGGTCAGATGGTCCGTTGTCATGGCATGGAACCATCTTTGAACAGCCATCTTTGTACACAATTTCAAGATAAGGAGTCCCCCAAGAACTACCCGCAATGCCAGCAATCGTCTCAACAGTATCAAGGTCGATTTTGAAACTTCCATCTTCGTACACTGTGCCAGCCGTCCAATACCAGTCCTCACGTATACCAAGGGAAGCCCTCTCTATATTTTCGCGCTCTGCTTCTATTAAGGTTTTTGCTTTTTTAAAATCATATTTCATCTTCTTACCTCACATTCCAACTTGTAACTTAGCGATTTTTAAATCTAAAGCCAGTTCATACATCGATTTCTCTTGATACATTTCAAAAGGGTTCCCAGTCAATGCAACAAGATTTTCAATCAAGTTGATACGTCCAATTCCATTACTAATGTGCATGTCTGCCCCACTTTCTAGCCGTTCGAGCTGGCGCATCATCTGCAAACTTGATTGGTTTCCAGTTTGCAAGAGACTGTTTAACACAGTTCTTCCAGGCTAAGCGATCAGCTTCAACTGCACGTTCACAAGCCAGGGCTGTCAGTTGTTCCCTAAGCAATTTAGCTTCACGTTTCTTGCGTTGCTTTTCCGCCTTTCGCTGTTCTACTACTGCTGCCGTCAAAATCGGCAGAGCGAAAATTCCTAATGTAAATATCGCTTCTGTCATATCAACTTCCAATTCACACGCATCCACTCAACTACGGCATCCCGTGGAAAACGTGGGTGCGACCCTTTCTTTTCAATTCTTGGAAAATCCTTCAAGTGTGACACCCTCTGGAATTCCGTCTCATTTGCAATCCCTAGCAACTTCTTGCACTGCTTGCTGTTGAGTAACAGTGGCATTGCTAGTTCAAAGTTAAACACCTCAAACACTTCTACCAGCCTGATCTTTAACTGACTGATAAATCGTGATATGAGGCTTTCAGCTATGTCATCCATTGTCAAACCTCGCTTTCGTGTGTTATAATTTAAGTGAATATTTTTGTAAGCCACTGTTCCCGCAGTGGTTTTTTTGCGTGTCAGGCATAGCCTGCAGTCTTTGCGAATATATGCCATATCCCACGTTTGGTATGTCCGCAATCGTAAATAGTACCAGACAAACCATTAGTGACAACGACATATAAACAATCGTTTGGCGGGATATCATCTTTATACTTATCGTACAAATCAGATAATCTGACATTATCGCATTCCGTCTGCACATCTAGTTTTGTCAGATTTCCAAAGATAATATCGCCACTAAACACAGTCACGATTTCTCCGAAAATTTTGGTATTCCCGTCGACCACACTACCTAAAACAACTGGATTGTGTCCGCATGGAATCCCTCGCAAGTTTTCATCCATCCCCTTCTCCTTTCTGTAAATAGCAGAGCTGGTGTGTTTGTTACCGTTTCGGTGACTTCCTTGGTAAAAAAATTTCTTGAATAGGTTTGTTAAAAAACTTACCCAAGAAAAACATTTCGTCTTGTGTAAAAGGTCGTTGCCCTTTTTCTTTCTGACGATACGCATTTTCAGAAATACCAATTTTGTCAGCCATTTCTTCTTGCGTTAAATTTCTTTCTTTACGCAAACCATACAATAATGTTTGCAATAACCCTCACTCCTTTCCTTCTTTTTCCTTTCTGAGTTTCTCCAGCTTTTTATCCAAGTACCACTTTGTGATGTGCCTACCGATAAACATAAGAACCCATAAACCTGCTAACCAATACAACATTGCATTTTCTGGCAAATGGTGGTATACTCAAATAAGAGGTTGGGGCTTTCGCCCCTTGCTCTTACTTTTTATTTGCTAGTTTGTAGTCTAGAATTATCTTGATCAGCATTCTAGTTTCCCTAGCCAAGCCTAACACTATCAGAACTGTGCCGAGTTCGTCAGGTGTTAGGCTTTTTATGATGTCAACCACCATTTGCCGTTCCTCCTGTTTTTATTTTTGGCGGGGTTAATTCCTTAACCTTGACTTTATTATATCACCAGTTTGGTGACTTGTCAACACTTTTTTTACGAAAAACACAAAAATGTTTCCTTTTCGGTGATTTTTTTGTTATACTACATTTAATAACAAAAGAGTAAAGGAAAAAACATTATGGAATTAAATGTATATATCGGTCAAAAAATTAAAGACTTCAGAAAATTGGCAGGTATGACACAGACCGACCTTGCTCAACGTTTAGAAACAACAAAGCAAACAATAAGTAGGTATGAAAAAGGTGACAGAAAACCAGGTCAGGATACTTTATTTGAACTGACGGATATTTTTAAAGTAAGTATTGATGACTTCTTTCCGCCTACCACCCCCACCACAGCCCCTAACAGCCTCATAGAGCAGATTTCGGACAAGGTGGTGCAATTAACCGAACCTAACCAGAAAAACGTGCTACGCTACTCTAGCGAGCTTCTAGATAAACAAAATACAGTAGAAAACAGTAAGAATACAGTAAACGAACTGCAAGCCACCTACCACACCTACAACTACTACGACCAACCCGCTTCCGCTGGCACAGGTCAGTATCTGAATGATGTAAAAGTTGAGACTATCGAATTACCTATTGAAGTGGACGCCGACTTCGTTGTCCCCATCTACGGAGACTCCATGGAACCAGAATACCACTCAGGCGACTATATATTCGTCAAACTATCCGTAGACCTATCTGACGGCGACATCGGAGTGTTTGCCTATAACGGCGACGCCTACATCAAACAACTCCGCATCACAGACCAAGGCGCCTATCTTCACAGCCTGAACCCAGACTATGACAATATCCCAATCACAGCAGACACCGACTTCCGAACCATCGGCGAGGTTGTGGGGATTTACAGGGAAAGTTGAGGTTGCAATTTGGATAAAAAAGAAAATCTCGAATTACTTTCAGAGGCGACAAATAGACTTATAGATTTTGTAGCAAACAACCCTCAATACCACAAATCTTTTGGCATGGGGAGGAGTCTTTTGAATTATGTTGAGCAGCTAGAAAGAGACCTAAACAAAAAGAAACGGCGCTATAAAACATATCTGCCAGGAACAATAGTATATGTCCATTTTGGTATGAATTTTGGGGAGGAGTTTTCAAAGACACACTACGCTATCACATTGTCGAAAAACGATAGGAAAGACAAACGAACTATAACCGTTATTCCTCTAACATCGAAAGATGGAAAAGATAAGTTGAAACTTGATTTTAATTTTTCAAGAGAATTATTCCATTTAACCCATCAAGTAGCAATTGAGAATGCCAAAAAGATTGACGAAAAACTCCTGTTAGAAATAAATTCAGCATTACCTAGCAATGTACCGCCAGTCACTGCTTTTTCAGATATGTCATACCTCTTTGATAATCAAGATAAATTTAATGATTTGATCAGAAAAATTTTTAAGAAAAAGCAACGAGCCATTGAACTACTTGAAATTGCCAATGAGCAGATGGATAGATTTCAGAAAACTATTGAGAAGACAACCTATGCCGCATTAGATTGCATCACCACTATTGATAAGAATAAAATAGAACCTAGAATATCAGAAATTGATGTTTTATCTACTACGGTTCTTGGAGATAAACAACTTAAAAAATTATCTAATGCTATTGCTGAAAAAATTATATTTGACAAATAAACATAAACTTTGATAAAATACAGTTGGAATACCTAGATGAAATCATCTAGTGCAAAATACGGCAGGTCGCTCCTGCCACGGGTTCAGCTGTACAATTAGTGCAGCTGTTTTTTTACGAATAAAAAATCCCCACACTCTCCGAACCATCGGCGAGGTCGTGGAGGTTTATAGAGAGAGGTAAATTCAACACCAGAAATAAATATCCTTGACTATTTCACTCATTTTGGTATAATGAGGTTAGTCAAAAGCCTTGTTCGTCAAGGATACGATATTTATTTATAAAGCCTTGTTCGTCAAGGACAAACAGTCTGGTGTACTTTTCTAAGTGCACCTTATTTTTTTATCAAGGAGTTACCATGGCATTCCAACAAGGAGAAGTCTACCTTGTCAATTTCACACAAAAAGGCGGAAATGAATTTTACGGCAAGCACTACGCTATCATTCTGACACCGCCCGATAAAAAAGACGGCACACTCTTAGTTGTACCATTAACAGGCAAAAAAGCAGGCAAAAAATACCGAGGTGGTATCACACTGGATAATACCAAATACCAAGACACACCATCAAAACCCAAAGCATACGCCTATGTCCGAAAAATACAAGAAATTGACAAACGCAAAATCATCTACAAGACCAAAAAGCAAGTAGACCCCTCTGGAGTTCCCCTTACCGACAAATCAGGAAAGGAACTATTCCAGAAAATATACAAACCAACCTACCAACTCGACCAGACAGATCTGGACAAGCTAAAAGCAAAAATCAAAGAAGTCTTGCAATTAGATATCGAATAACAAAAAAATCCCCACACTCTCCGCCGACCAAAGCCGAAGTGTAGGGTATCTCGTATAGTCATAAACCTGCTTTGCAGTAGGTCTCTTTACTATACCCATTTTATCAAAAAAGAAAGGGTAAATCAATGGCATACTTTAGAAAAAGAAATAACGGATGGGAATACCGCATCTCCTACAAAGCCCCTGACGGCTCATATAAGCAAAAATCAAAGTCAGGATACAGAACCAAGGCAGAGGCTGTTCAGGCGGCATCACAGGCTGAAATAGAGCTGTCTAGCGGCATTGTGGAAGATAAGAACATTACCCTTGCTGAGTACTTTGAAAAATGGATGCTTGTCCACAAGAAGCCTCATGTCGGACCAGAAACGTTTGGTAAGTATGAATACACCCTTAAACTGATTACTATATACTTTCACGAAACAAAACTCTCAAAAATAAATGCCACTTCCTATCAAAACATTATAAACGAATTGGCAAAATGTTATGTAAAAGATAGTGTCAAAAGGTTCAATTCGCATATAAGGGCAGCAATTAAAGTTGCTATCCACCAGGGAATTTTAAAAAAAGATTTTACCGAAATTGTCAAGATTTTCTCCGATGTCGAATCCAAGAAAGAGGAGGATAAGTACCTGGAACTAGATGAATATGAACAATTAATCACAGATTATCGAAAGACAATTAAGTACCAGTCCCACTTCTTCCTGTACACTATCGGAAAAACCGGACTTCGTTTCTCGGAAGCAGCAGGCATTACAGAGCCTATCGTTGACCGCGAAAATATGTGTTTACGAATCCGCAGGACTTACAAGGTTTACGGAAAGAAGAAAGGTTGGGGACCTACTAAGAATCCGCAATCAGAACGAGATGTGCCATTTGATAGTGAGTGGCTGAAAGCATACGACGAGTACATGAAAGTTGGATATATAGACAATCCAGATAAAAGATTGTTTACCAAATTGACAGGGACTGGCGAAAATAAAATTTTAAAGAAAAAGACACGTCAAACATTTAATGTACACGGCTTACGTCATACCTACGTTAGCTGGCTGATCTATCATGACGTGGACGTTGTGACCATTGCCAAGTTAGTAGGGCACAAGGATGCAACTGAAACTTTAAAAACTTATTCGCACTTATTCAAGGCAAAACAAGAAGAATCATTCGACAAAGTCAGAAATTTAATGGAAAAATTTGGGGCAGATTTGGGGCGAGAAAATTAAAAACCCTTGTGTATCAAGGGTTTTTGTTGTATTTTCATCTCCCCTGCAGGAATCGAACCTGCAACTAATTCTTAGGAGGAATTTGTTATATCCATTTAACTAAGGGAAGTCTGCTTCTCTATTGTACCCCAGAAGAGAGCAGATTGCAAGAGCAAGGTTATGTAAGTTTTTTCAAATTTTTACAAAAAAGCAGAACTTACTCTAAGATGAAATACTTATTATTTTTATGCATTTCTCTCATGATAGTCTCTAAAAGAAGTAATTCTAGAATGTACTTCGAAAGTTTGTCGTTTTTATGCTTGATTCCTACTCCCCTTCCTTACGTCTCACTGAGACAGCCATTCCGAGTGAAACTAAGCCACCCAAGCTAATAAGAAGTGAGCCTAGGGCTTCTTGACCGGTATTTGGAAGTGTTTGATTTCCTGATGCTTTTTCAGTTTTCTTATTTGAAATAGGAGCCATACCTCCAGATGGTGCCGGTTGCTCGGTTGCTTTCTGATTTGTTACACTATCGCCACCGTCATTTGCTTTCTCAGGTGTTTTCACATCAGTAGTTGTCCCAGCATTATCTTCTTTTTCTTCTGCTTTTGGTTCTTCTACGTACTTCTCTACAAATGCTTTTCTACCTGGAATTGTTGCACTAATGGTTTGACCTGCTTTTTCTAAATCAGTCAAGTACTCCACAAATACTTCTGTATCTGGATTGATAGCACCAATCAGTTTAGCTTCTTTGAAAATCGAGAAGCCATCCCCACCACCAAATAAGAAGTCGTTGATGACAAGTGTATAGGTTTCTGTCGGAACAATCTCCGTCCCATCTTCTTTGAAGGCTTTAACAACCTTATAAGGATTTTCTTCCGTTGGATTGTCAGCCTTCGTGTAGATATATTTAATTCCAGACATTTGAAGGAAATATTTTTCACCTTCATCATATTGTTGATTTAAGGCTGTATAAATCTGCTCACCGGTCATTTGAACGACTTGTAGGATATTCCCAAATGGTTGAACAGCCTGTGCTGCTCCCCAAGTAACTGTTCCATCTTCTTGGACCTTCAAATCTGCCCGAATCCCGCCATCGTTTGTCATTGCAAAGTCAACATCATAACCCGATTTCCTAGCGATAGCTAATTGAGCCGATGTTACTAGATTACCTACAGCACTTTCTTTAAATTCATTCACTTCGCGTGAAATATCTGTCGCTTGACTAGCTGTAGCAATTTTTTGCTCTGTTACTTTTTTAACAATGGTATTTGCCTCATCTACAATTGCCTGAATTTCCGGACTTGGTGTTTTCTGCCCTGGTGCTACTGCAATAATTTTCGCAGTCGGAACAGCTTTAAAGTCGGCAATATCTGTATCATAAACAGCCCTAACATCTGCGTAAGCCTTACCTTGTGAGGTAGCTTGAACAATCAAGGTTTTGCCCGTTGTACCGTTTGTATAGACATGGTTATGACCAGCAAATACAAGGTCAACTGAGTGTTCAGGATAGATTTCATTTAGCTTAGCAATCATATCTGCTGCTTCACCAGCAGCCACACCATCCTTGCTTGTAGCTGGAACGTGAGCCAGTACAACTATCGCATTTACACCTTTTTCAGCTAACTCACGCGCATATTTAGCAATCGTCTCTGCCTCATTCAAAAAAGTGTACTGCTCATAGTTTTTCTTCAAAACAAGATTAGGAATTTCTGTCGTAACTACACCAATAAAGCCAATCTTAGCTTCCTTATCATTCACGGGAATAGTCTTAATAGCGTAGGGCTTCCAACCATACGGAATTTCACCCGTTTCTTTGTCAATAACGTTAGCAATAACAATCTCCTGTTTAGCAGCTTCACGAGTATAATTATCTACAATCTCATTAAACTGACCTTTTTTTGGAGCTTCACCAGTCATGATACGGTTATACTCATCAAGTCCCTCATCAAACTCATGGTTCCCCAAAGTCCCGTATTCAACATCCATTTTATTAAAGACTTTTACAGTTGGTTCATCTTGCAAAAGTCCAGAATTCGATGGACTTGCACCAACCATATCCCCAGCTTGAACACGGATAGACTCTGCAGGTGTCTCTGTTTCTGCTGCTGTTTCTTCAAATTCTGCTTGTGAATCATCCATGTAAGCATCAAGTAAAGCGGCAGTTCCTGCATTACGAACTGTTTCCCCTTCCAATCGCGCTGTCCCCGTCATATCAAGCGCACCATGGAAATCATTAACTCCCATAATTTGGACAGCTAATTCATCTGCCAAAACAGCTTGTGTTGCAATAACACTAAAACCAGCTACAAGAGCTAGTATACTGCTTTTCAACCGAATATTCTTTTTCAT